CACCAACCCAGCAGCAGCAGTGCACCCAAGCCGTGCTTGAGTCTGGTTAGACTGCGAGGCTAACCAGGTTCCTCCTGCAGAAGACCCTGTTGCGTTTAGTGGAACTATGGCACCAGAAATAACGATGGATGGTGCGGCTCTTTTCTCTGTATACCCGAGTGAGGCTAGCGCAGCTGTCGTTCCTAAGACTTGCCCTACAAAACATGCATCCGCATTATTGTAGTTTCTGCGCTCGTAGTATCTCTGACACAACGCAAGCTCTAGCCCATAAGGCCTGCCCTCGAATGGCGTTGCCACTAGGCCCTCTTCGAACTGCACTTTGCTAACCGTACCAGGTCCAAACTCAATCGTCAAGTCGGTTCCGCCTGTCGCGGCTCCAGTCACACCAGATGCACTAAGACTTCCTGCACCGATCTTTCCTTGAGATGTCCCTGACCAGCTAAGAACATGCGTTCCGCTTTGTAGATTGGCGCCTTCGATCACATGCCGAAGAACCTTTCCCACGGGAATAGTTATCGTCGTGATGTTGGCCGTCGTGTTGAAAGTATAGGTGTCGCCACTCGCAACCATCTTCCAGCGGTCATGGCCGTACAGGCCAATTCCAACAGTCGCGCCAGAGGAGTAAGCACGCTGATTTACTCCAAAGTTACCATTGATGACCTTATTTCTAAACCCAAACGCAGACCCCATCACCAGAGTTCCGGCTACTACAGCATTACCTGTAAAAGATGGCGATGCCACTGGTGCTTTTTCAGCGTCTAACTCCGCTATAGCACCCTGAACTGTATTTGCAGCAATACTGCCGCTAGGCGTATACCCGAGAGTTCCTGTTAAACCAAGCGGAAAGTCAACTCCAGCACCATTGCTTGTGAGCTGCGCAGCTCCATTGACCGTTAATCCAATGCCTTGTGTAGAGAACTTAAATACGCCAGTATTAGTCTTTGATGCAAAGTTAAGCGACGGGGCACTGACTGAGCCATCGAGCATATTAACTGCGCTATTCACAACTGCTGACTGCGCCGCTGTAACTGATGTGCCATCACATAGAAGCACGGCCCTCTGTGTCTGGCCTATTGCAGCGCCTGACACGGCAGCAGTCTTTATTTGCGTAGTTACAGCGGTAGTTAGGTTATTGGCTACGTAGTATACACTTACAATGTCTGGCACTACTACGGATACATTAGTAGCTGGGTTACCCACTAGCGTAATCATTTTATTGCTGGCTTGTGTAGAGCTCAGCGTAAATGTACTGCCCGCGGACACGTCAAGTACAAGTTGTGAGAACTGATACAAAAGACTACGCCCATAGCCTACTGTATACCATTTATTCAATCCATTAGAAAAGAGTAATAATGACTCACTGGGCTGTAGGCCTAGAGATACTTGCCCTTCAATCAGCTCACCACCACTCGGTGTAAGCGTAACAAGCCCTGTTCCCGCATTTTTAACAAAGCAGTAAAAATCACCACCATAGCCCACTGCTAGCGCCATAGATAGCGCAGCTACACCAGCAGTAAATTCAATAGAAGTACCACGATGCGCTGTTGTAAGCGCCAAGTTGCCCGCTGTTGCTAGTGTAGGCGCTGCAACTGACAATGTAGAACCAGTAGCTTTAGTACCAAGACCCGCCAACGCGCCTGCGGATACTGCAGAACTACCTGCTCCATAAGTTATAGTGCCCCATGCGCCAGGTTGTACATTGTTAGTAACCCACAAAAATTCTGCCACGCCAGGCGCAAGCGTCAGCACAGTGACCATATTGCTGTCTTGTACAATTAACGTATTAGTTCCAACATTACGCAAGAGTAATGACTGACCTGTAGACACCTCCTCTACTGGTGGCAGTAGTAGTATATTGCCAGGCAGGCATGTTACATCAAGAATCTCGGGCAATACGGGGTATACACCATTGTACATACTTGGCCAGCAAGTCTGAGTATTAGCCACTATGTCAAGCTTTGCGTAGCTGTCTAGTGACGGAGGAACTCTATCATCACTAAATTTGTCTGTAAAACTAGTCATTATTTTGCCTCAGTCTCATCACTGTCAAAGTTAGACTCTTCCTTTAGCACAGAAGCAACCATCTCTGCATATTGCGCTTGCCACATCGCCAAATTAGCAGTATTCTTCAAGTAAGGTTGTGCCTCTAGCAAACTAGCATAGAGTAGTAACTGTGGCGCATTGCGTGTTGTCCAGTTTGTTTGGTTTGCCTCTGACAGCGAGTCAGGGCGCTCGTAGTAAGTTACTTCTGCATTGAACGCTGCGTTTGGTCTAACTGCCAAGTACCAATGTGTGTAGTCAATATCACTGTAATACTTTGGCAGGCCAGTAGGCTCATTCGTGCCAAATGCCCTGCAGTACCCGTAGTTACGTGGCTTCAAGAACACTGTTTCATTATCCGAAGTTACGTACAGCATAGACTTTGTTTGACGCCACCGTGCAGGTTTTACGTAGACACTATTACCTACTTCAAGCTTAAACTCTGCAACTTTTACAAGGCCTAAACCTTTTGCCTCCATGGCTAGTCGCTGTTCGGCAAGCATTACAAAGCGTGGTATTTTGAGCAAAAATTCTTCATCAGAGCGCTCAGAGTAACTCTCTATATCAGTTACAAGTGAATTATACGTTAGTGACTCTGGTGCGGGCATGTCGTGCTCTACTCTGTTGGCATTATCAGTGGCTCATCAGGCCTAGGATGCTGCAATGTAACTTTTTCTGGGCGCTTGCTTGGTAGTTTATATGGGTCTTTTAGATCATTACACTCTTTACATACCATAAGCCCTGGTATGTTCCTATCAGAGCTCAGTTCATTGTAGTTCATTTTGAACTTGCAACGTCCGCATACCGCAATAGCTACCTTGCCGGTGGCTGCTGGTTTTAAATACCTAGGCACTGTAACACCCAATATCAGGTACCATGTAAGTGGTTGAAGAATCAGTTTCTTGATAACCGGCCGATAAGGTGAACTGTTGTGCCAGCTGCGCAAGCAGCGTAATGCGCGCTGCGTCTACCTTAGGCAACTCCATGGCCAGTCTGAATGCAAGTTGAATTATAGTGGCTTCATACCAACGTTCAGGTATGGCTAACTTTTGTGTAAGTCTGCCTACGTCTTGTATTTGACGGTGCAAGTACATGGCCATGTGGCGTGAATCGTCAGCTTGTAAAGGCCATATCGTTAAGAATGGGGCTAGTGTCTTGCTGAACATGTAACTTGTAACTGTCATAGAAGTTTGCGACTTATTCGGCAAACTTGCGTATGTATCTCGGTTGTCTTGTACTATTTCTATCTCTGATACTGTAGTTGCGCAAAGCAGTTTTTCAACAGTGCCAGCTGATACGCTTACATTGGTGCAAGTTATTAGCGGGTCAAACTCAAACCAGTAGGTCTCAGTTATGCTATCCACCTCCAAGTAGTCAATGTCAACAGTGCTTTGCACTAAAAAATCTACACCATTGCTTGATGTGGAAATATCGAAATTTGCTGTTGGCAATACAGAGAACTTAACACCTACTCGTGTAATCTGTGCGCTTCTATCAAGCGTAATGGCATTAGCAGTCAGTATGCCACTAGCCAGTACAGGCGTTGCTTGACTTAAATTAAGCACCTCGACAGTGCCAACGGGTAGTTGGTAATCTTTTTTTAACGCTTGAAATCCGAGTAGTCTGCGCTCAACACACCATAAATTAAGCCCATTATTTGCATAATGAGCCAACATAATATAAAGGCAAGACTTCGCTATATCAATGGTTTCTGCAGTCTGCTCGGAGGCTTGCTTACCGCAGCGCCTAAGCGCATGCTCAACAAGCACATCAGTACTTACTATAGTTTTTCCGATAGTGCCTGAAGTCGTCATAAAGGCCTCTTAAATTAAGCCATTATACACCAAGCATCTGCAGATGTAAACTGCTAATTATACAAGAAGTTAAGTGTAGCTGTTCCGCCAATTACAATGTAAATGCCCACCGCAGTACGCACTGCAATAGAGCTGAAGTTAAACGGTACGCCTGCTACCAAGTTAACTGGGCCCATTATGACATTACCAGTAGCGCCGGAGTTGCTGTCGTAGATAGTAATTGTGCCGGATGCGGACGTAAGCGGAATCCACCCGTACACTTCACCACCACGATCTTTTATAACACCAGAACCGGACATAGGCTTGTATGATACAGGTAAACCTTCCATGCTATACCCCTTTAAGTAGGGGGCCGAAGCCCCCATAACTTAGTTAATGCGTTGCGCGTACCGGAAGTTGACTTTGGTTAGGCCTATTGACGTAGGCGTACCAAGCGCCAGTCTCATGTATACCGGCGTGTCAGACTGCCCAGACGTATGTGGTAGCGCCATACAGGCTAGCAGTTGCGGCCCGGTAAACACAGGTTGTGCGCGGCCGAGCGAAAGTACACTTGTAGCTGACCACAGATCAGCGCCGCCAACCGTGGTACCCCCAGACAGAGTAGCTGAAGCGGAAGTGTGCAGAGTTGTCGTATCTAGATTCAGGTCGATCAACTGCGCGCCGTCTGGCAGGTACACTGTGAAATCTTTCGTAGCATTACCCGCTGCTTGAATATCAACAGTCTGCGAAAATACCATAAAACCTTTGTCACGTGCCGGCGTAGGCGTTGAACCTCCCGTCAAAGCACCTTGCATGTAAGAACCCATAAATCTCTCCTTCAAGTAATGGGGAGTCTTGTTGACCTCCCCTTACGGGTTTAGACGCCTTGATTGCCGACTGCACAACGCCATTCAGTCCAGCCAGAGCCGAAGCGCATGGTTGACTTATAGCGGGTGCTGTCAGTTTCGAAGTCGCCTTCCATCGCTTTCTGGAGTTTGCGACGCCAGAGAACCTTGAGGCCATCACGCGCATCCGTCTGCACAAACCACGCAGGCGCGGAGGTAAGACGAGAGAGCGTAACCGACTTGCCAATCATGCCAGCGGACTTGATGGGGTTCAAGTCATTGTTGTTCGTGCCGGTACGGAGAACCGAGTTCAGCAATACTTCAGCAACAAGCATGTTGGTGGGGTGCACAATCAACTGCTTCGGCGTGACACGAATCGCCTTGCCCCGAGCGTCCTTCATCTGACGAATCTGGATAGACGCTTGCTCGAGCGATGTCTGCGAAAGCGCAGCGGAGGTGAGAATATTGCTCTGTACACCACCAAGAACAGGGTGACTTGCCGAGAAGAGCTCGACACCGTCGCCGCCCTTGTACGAACTGTTGAAGGAGCGGTTCAAGTGGTTACACGTCACAGTTTCAAGCGACTCGGTCATTGACTGCGCCAAGTGCTTGGAGAACGTGGTACCAACGCGGATATGCTCGCCGTCTTCAACAAGCACTTGCGTCAAGGCAAACGCTAGGCCGTAGACGTCATAGGTGTAGCGTTTGACGTAGAGTTGACCACCTTCATCGTAGGTAACTGCTTGGCCATCAGGGATGACGGGGGCGGCGCCGAGGCCATACAGTACAGCTTCTTCGTGGTAAGAACGGGCGATGCCATTTTCCTCGGTGAAGATGAGTTTGTACTCATCAGCACGTTGGTCGTAGACACCATCAAAAGCGTTATTGAGGATAGGCTCAACGATCGCCTTGAATTGCGCATTGCGCATGATTGCACCAGCCATTTTAGTAGCTCCTTATGTTAGATCGCGGTCTTAGCGACCAAGAACTGGTGGCGGGCGATCTGCACAAGCGCAGTCGGGAAGGGGTTTGCCAGAGCATCGTAGAAGCCGTCAACACCAACACCTAGGATGCGGAATTGGCCTTGAACACCAGCGCCTTTGAGCGTAGCATTGAACGACTGCGCCGACTGACCAGTCAGTGCATTAGGCGTACCTGCCACCAGGTCAACTTGGTCACCGATAGCTGCTTGCAAAACAGTAGTAGCACTAATCGCAAACTGCCCTTCGTACACGTTGTTGGGATCGTCATGCACCCAAGCAACGATGTTCGTGCAGCCAGCAGTACCGGGCCAGTTCTTCGACACATTGGGCTTGCCAGTTGGGTCGACGTACTCACATCCGGCAAAGACGCCAATGAGGTCGTTTGCGGCGGTGCCTACGGTGATACTGCCATTGGTGTCAAGAATGACGCCGTCGCCAAAGCCGATAGCCGTGGTGTAAGCAGGGAGAATTGCATAGGCTTTTGCACGCGACTGCCCTGATGGGTTATATCGCAATGCGAAGCCGTAAGGAGAGGCAACTAGGGCCATGATCTTTGTCCTTTAAGCTGAGAAGTGTGGAGTTTTGACTTTTCGCGCAAGGGCTTCGAAGCCTTCTACATCGCCCAAATCGCGTCCGTCACTGTCTGCGCCTGCTGGTTTAGCATTTGCTTTGAGCAACTCTTCTTCAGACATTGGAAGCTCGTGGTGCAGGTACATCATAATGTCCTGGTAGAGCACTTCCTCGATCTTAAACAGAAGCATCTCATTGCATGAAATGACACCATCAAACTCACCGCCGGATACATGCTCTGGAGTAAAACCCGCTAGCTCGCTTACCTTCACTGGTACATACCCTTTCTGCATCCGCCGATAAATTGGGTCAGATGAGTTCGTGGTAGATAGCCAGCAAAAATGCCAACCAGGTACTTTGGGCGGTGTTGGCAACACATCTTGAGTCCACTCATTACGCATCTGCTTACGACGCTCTTCGAGTGTGAGTGCGGTGCCGTCTTTATTGATGCGCTCTGCATCAGCTGAGCTCCGGTCTTCAGGGGCAGTAGACCTAACTAAGCGGTCATCGCTTACTTGATTGTCTGTTGTCTCATTCTTGGCCATTATCTAGCTCCTTCGTTCGTTTTGTCGTAGTCACGATATTGTTTGATCATCTTATTGCGCTCGATAGGGTCATCCCACACACCCATTTCTTTAAGCGCCTTTACACGCTCTGCGGATAACTTAAATACACCAGTACTCCGCTGCGTAGATGCCTCCTTACCGGAACTAGCAACAACGTTTCGAACGTTACGCTGTATATTATCACGTTTTTCACGGTGCGGTAAATATTTTTTCGTTCGGTTACTGAGCTCCCGCCAGTAGTCCTCTGTAGTGGGGTCCCAACCTTCTTCCGCAAGCGCTTGATCAATTGACAACACAACTCGTGAGTCTTGATCTTTACCGCGTGGGTCGTACCATGGGTTAGAGTCAGTCCATGACCTTGCATTGTTCGCAATACGCGGGTCTAGCGGTTGCGGTTGATTGCCTTTACTACGGAATACGTCCTCCAGGCGCGCTAACTCTTCAAACTTGCTTTTGGCAAGAATCATTTTCTCCGTGGCATTAGCTACTAGCGTGCCATTGCCAGACTCTGTGCCTACACGAATCTGATCTTTGAAGTGCGCGTAAGCTTCGGCCGCCTTTGTTTTTGAGTTTGAGATGTGCGCAAGTTCGCCGCTTGTATTTCGCTTTTCAATCTCGTCTAGGCGTTGGCTAAGCCGCGAAATAACTGCGTCCTTGGAGCTCAGTTCTCTACGCGTCTGCTCTTCTCGTTCGCGACGTCTAGCTTTTTGCTCTAGACGTTCTTGGCGGCGGCGTTCTCTGATGGCTGCGCGGTCATCATCGGTAGCATCAGAGTTGTCAGGAGCATGCTCGGTGTCCTCGTCGTCGTCGTTAATCGCATTGTTGTCATCGTCGGCATGCGTTTCGCTATCTACTTTTACTTCATCGGCCTCGTCGCCAACCATAGTTGCTGTATTTTTAACAAGGTCTTCATCTTCGCCTTCTGCTTCAAAGACAATATCTTCGCCTGTATTAGCATTGGTACCCATTACTTCACCTCGTCCAGTTCAGTAAACGCGTCGGGGTCCACTTGCGCGATAATCTCATGATCCGAGAAGATGCAAAAAATGGCTGAGTTATCAGTGCCCGGTATCTTGCGCTCAAAACGATCACCGCCCCACTTTGGTACACGTACAAGATCACCTGGTTTAGCCCAGACGCCTTCACGCCAGAGTTGGCCACTGTCTCGGTTACGGAATGCAATAGACCCGAGTTGTACAACTTTGCCGAGCTGCGTATTGGCCTTGTTGAAGTCTTTAGTGTCCTGCGGCAGTACAATGCCGCCTTTTGTCTTCTCGACAACGGTGCGCAACTGGACAAGCACACGCGCGCCTAGCGGAAATACGCCTGGTGCCACGGATGGAAATGCGGAGGTTAAATCACTTGCCGGAATCATGCTAACTCCCTTCAGAGTTGGTTTGCGTAACTAATTAGTCTTCCTCAGGAACTGACCTCAATAACTGCAGAGCTTCGGCAAGCCCTTGAAGTTGACCCTGTACCTTGGTA